ACCTTCGGTCCTAATGCGCTTCAATGCTTCAATTAGCACTTGGCTGCTGATTTGGCCGTCAGATGCAAGTTTCTTTAGTTCGCCTCGATTTCGGCCTAATACTTTTGCAACCGCATCAAGCAATTGCGGAGTTGCTTCGCTAATAGCATTAAACTCCTCGCCAGCCAAGCGGCCAGAGCCAAGTGCTTGGTTTAGCTGTAAAGTTGCTGATGCGGCGCTTGCGGCATTTACCTTGTTTAGTGCCAGCAGCGTATTGAAGCCTTCATAAACATTGGCGACATCTTCCAGACTTGCGCCAGTGGGTCCAATTCGATTGCCAAGATCAGTTAATGCGCTAAGGGATTCTGACTGACTAAGGTTAAACTTTCTAGCAGCATTAGCTGCAACATCTTGAATACCGGCTAGTTGCTGAAAGTTTTTGCCGACCAGCTTAATTCTGGATTGCGCAGATTCAAGTTCAGATGCGTCAATAAATGATTTACGCAGTGCAAGTCCAACGCCAAGCCCAGCTAATGCATTGCGAAGCCCATTAAGCTTGCCGCTTGCCTGCTGGGCTGCGTCACCTTGATTGCGGATACCCGCTGCAGCGCGTTCGGCTGTTGATAAGAACCTGCCGTTTTCAGCCCTAGCCCTGCCGGTAGCATCGGTGAAATACTTAACGCCATTGGCGGCAACCTTAAACTTATCGCTTGCTGCCGCTGCAGTTGCATTTAGCTTTTCAACTGCTTGACCAGTTGCCTGCGACTGCGTTTGCACCTGCCGCAGTTTGCTGACCGCATTGCGGCTGTCAACGTTAATAGCAACGTTGGCGACAACCGACACGATCTACCTACGGCGTTGCTTCATTCTACGTTCCTGCTCTTCGTTCTGCAGCTCAAAATAAGCTGACCATACCAGCAACTCTTCTAGCGTTACCTCTTGGTTGAGCTTGGCCAATGAGTAGCCAAGCTCTTTTGCAATACCAAGTTGCAGCAGCAGCAGGTTGTCTTTACTTAGCTCCCGCTTGAGTGCTTTTCATGTCAACCTCTTCCTCCTCTGGGTTGGTGATGATCGCAAGCATCAGTGTTTGCAGGTCAGCATCCATTACCTCATTTTTCAATTCGGCAATTTCACCTGCAGCAAACAGGCGCTGCCCTGCATCGTCAACTGCTTTAGTAACTAGCAGGTTCAATGCAAAGCCATTGGGGTCATCGCCGCCAGGCATCTTTTGTGCCCGCTCACGTTCGGACATCGTAAGCGGTGCCGAGTAAAACTCAAAATCAGTGCCATCGCTCAACTTAACCGTGCGCTTAACGGGCGTCAAGTTGGCGGCTTTCTTGAGGCGTGACAGTGCAGACGTGGTTGCCATAAATATGAGTGATTCGCTATTACTTTAAACACAAAAAACCCCCAGCGCAAGCCGGGGGTCTATGTGGTGACCGATCAAACGGTGGTGCTGAAGTCAAACGTAGGCGTGCCGCTCGGGCGGAAGGTGATCTCCACCTGCTGAGCATCGTCGGGGTTGATGTTCAGGCTGGCGCTCAGCAGTACAGCATCCATGCCGATGCTGCGGCTGAGGGCTTCAGTGGTGCCCTTGTCGGTGTACAGCTTGAAGCCGCAACCAACTTGCTGCCGCTGGAGCACGTCCTCAACCATGCGGTTGGACAGTGCTGCGTCTTCGTTGGTGACGTAAACGGTAGCAGTGCCGGTACCATCAGCAAAGCCGGGGATGTAAGCACGGAAAGGTGCGTACTGACCAGCAGTTTGACCGATGGTAGTCACGTCGATTTCAGCGCGGCTGATTTCAAACGACCACGATTGCACTTGCCCAACGGCTGCGTAATCGGCGTAGTACACCTCAAACTCGTTAGGTGCCACGGCGGTGCCGTCATCCGTGATGGCGAGGATGGTGCCGCCAGCAGCGGTGGAAACCGTCAACGCGCCAGTAGCTGCGGTGTAGGTCAGCACGTAGTAGGTGGTTGCAGCCGAGATAGGCGCAGGCAGGGTGCCAGTGCCAGAGGCGCCGGTTTGGCTGTCAACAACGCGAAACTTAACGGGATCGCCAGGCTTGAGGTTGAGGTACTGCTGGATGGTGATGACATCGGTGGAAATGTTGACACCAGTTTCCGGGAATGTCCCGGTGGTGCCAGCAGGCTTGTAGTAGAGGGCGCCGGACGTACCGGACAAAACAGTAACAGCCATGTTGTGAACGGTAGTGGCTGCGTCAGTCTAAATAGGCTTCAAACGTAATGGTAAGTTGCGTTTGGAAATAAGGCTCAGGCGCGGCAGGTGTTACCTGCGCTGGACCTGATGCGGCGTCGAAGATGATACCAGATACGATTTGACGATCAAATAGATCTTTTAGCCGCTCTGCAATGGTGAAGTTTGCCGCAGTGCCTTGACCCTGTGGCGTGAACACATTGATCACCAACGTGCCGGTTTGACGGTTGAACCCGACGCTACCTGTTGGCAGCAGCGTAGCGTAATTGTTATCGCCAAAGCGAATGAACGCCTGCGCCCATGGCGTGTTGTTAGGTGGCGTGAACGGGACGTTTTGATAACTGATCGGATACACCGGAGCTAATGCCATCTCTGCTGCGATGCGACCCTCAATAGCAGCGCGTACATCGTTGTAGGTGCTGCTCATGATTCCCTCCCAATGCGGTCAGCATTGACTTGCACAAACCCTTGGATGTCTTTGGCAATGCCGCGTACCCAACCTGGCCCGTCAGTTTGAATGCTGCTGCCTTGGCCCAAGGGTGCTGTTTCCAGCTTCTCAGCATACGGCAGGTTATTGTGCACGCTGTAAACATTGCCCAGCTTTTCTTGACTGTAGCCAAGCCGTTCAATGGGAATTGCTGATTGCGCAGCGGCTGCGCTACCGAATTCTGTTGTGGTATAGCTGCCTTCAGGCTTTTGACCACCGCCTGCGCTGTTTTCGCCTACCTGCCAGCTAACACGAAACCGTCCAGTTTCAACTGGGCTAAGCAGTTTGACGCGGCTGTCTGTCTCCAGTACCGCAACCCGCAGCAACTTCTCCATCTGCTGGCTGGCATAATCGCCAATATCACCAACGCGGATGGTGCGTGTCATTATGCCCTCAGGATTAACTCGTAGGTGATGGCGATATTGTCTTGCTCGATGGTTCGCACCGTGATCACTTGATGCACGACTGCGCCAATCAGCACTTCATCTGCAGTTGTTGGCGCATTAGCAATATCAGCCGCTGCAATCAACAAACGCTTGTCGCCAGCTTGAATCAGGTCATTAACCTCGCGCAGGTTGACATCTTCCAGCACACCACGGACTGCGGTATCAGCCGTGGTTTCACTTGCGGTGCCAGTTGTAGTGTTATAAACGCCAGTTGTTACACGACGAATAGTTGCCTCGCCGCCAAATTTTGCCATCAGCTTGCTGGCAACCTTGCGTAGCGGGCTGGCTAGTGTCATCAGAGCTTATAGGCTACGCAGTGGCCGTTTTGCAGCTTGATGCTGGTAAACACGCCGTATAGCGTTGTTGAGGCATCAAAAGATTGACCCGACAGCGTAGTGCCGTCGTAATTTTGAGCGACAATCGTGTTGATCTGCGTGTTAGTCGTGAAATGAATAGCGCCCCACCTGCCTGTATAAGTGTCGGTATTGCCAATAAAGGTGGCGCCTACCGAGTAATCAATAGCGAGGTAGTTGGTGTCACTCATGATTAAAGCCTGTAGGCGATAACGGTACCGCTAGTCAAGGTGATGCTGGTAAAGACGCCTTCGATTTCAGTACTGGCCTTAAACGGGATGGCGCTGAGCGTGTTGCCGGTCCAGTCTTGAGCTGTCAGGCTGGCAATCACCGAATCCTCAAGCGCGACGATCTTGCCAAAGCGCCCAGCGTGTGCTGCGGTGTCATCAATGAACTCAGCGCCGGGATAGGCGTAACCCATGATCAGCTCCGCTTAATGGCGACGTTACCTGGTCCACTAATTCTAAGGCCAGTCAGGTATCGTTCCATGATTGGTGGCACCTTGTCCGCACCAACAGCGCCATAGCCAAGATTGGGCGTCACGTCAATGCTGCCGATTTTGACGTTTTTGTAATCCTCAAGGCCACTCAAGCCAAGGCCGTCAGGGTTGTTATGCAGGTACGTTGCTAGCACTACCTGCGCATACTGCACCTGCGTTGGGATCTCGGTATCGGTGAAGTAGTCAGTAGTAATCCGAAACGGAAAGCCGACGGCGTAGGTGTTGATGTAGGTATCAGGCTTGCGAACGCCAGTACGCGGCCACTGGAGTGCCTGCGTATCAGTCGCCCGTGCGCCAAGGAACCGCTCGCGGTCGAGGCGTTGCGTGGCGGTAAACAATGCGCGGTTCTTTTGGTCAGTTGTAGCTGATGCCCATGCTGTTACATCAGCATCCTGCACGAAACCATCAATGATCTCTTGTGCTGCTGCCAGCGTCAGGTACGAGTTTGCGTCGGCGGCCCCTGGTGTGGCCACGATTACTACTGCCATCGTCGGCTGGCTCCTGTTGTTCTAGTGTAGGTGCGGGCTCCGCAATAGAAAGAGAGGCCACCTCCGTAGAGGCAGCCTCCAGTTCACGCAGTCGCCGAAAAGCGAACAGCCCCATCAGACGCGCTTCAGCAGCACCGTCAGGATCACACCAGCCAAGGCGGTGGTGGTACCTGTCACGTCCAGCGACAGCCGGTTGCCAACCTCAAGGGTGAGGTCGGCAGTAGTGGCAGTCAAGGCAGGAGTCTGCTCGGTGAGAGCAGTGCCTTTGAAGTTGATGCTGGCGCTCAGCAGGTCATCACCAGCAGTGGCGGCTTCAGTGCCTTGGCAACGACGAACGGTGCCGGTTACGGCGCTGCCATCGCTACCAGCAGTGGCGTGAACTTCACGCACTGCTACCACTTCACACTTAACGGGAGCAGTCCAGAATTGCACGTCGGCAATCGAGGATGCCCCGTAAAAAGTGGCTTCGAGGTACTGCTCGGTGGACAGTTCAAACTGGGAAGGTTGTGCCATGATCAGTTACCTCAATCGAAGTTAGAGGTGTTGGTCGCCCGCACGATACCAAGGTTCTTGGTTTCGTACACCTTCGACCAGTTACCAACTGTTGCCAGTTGAGCGCGGGTCGGGTTCGAGGTGGTCACGCCCCACTTGGCGCCAACGGGGTGGTAGCAGTAGTGCAGGTCAATCGACATGGCATCGCTCTTGGCGAGGATGTCACGGTCGGTTTCAGTCTGCATCGCCATCTGCTCACCAGAGGCAATAGCGCCTTGGGTGAAGAAGTAGGTGGCGTACTCGGTGGAGCTACCGCTGCCATCGGTTTGCACATCATCGGAGACGATGACACGCAGACCCATGTAGGTAGGAACCGTGGGGTTGCCGTAAGCACCAGCGATGCTGCCGCCAACGAAATCAGTCACCGAAGACGTCAGACGAGCGTCGGTCTCGGTCACATAATCGATGGCCTTGCGCTCAACCAAGTCGTAGTAGACCTTGGAGTGCATGGCAACAGCGGCGAGCTTGTCGCCTTGGTCGCCCAGCAGGCTGCGGGCTTCTGCCACGTGGCGGGGGCTCAGCGTGGTAGGGGTGTCGCCCGACTCGCCGTCAATGGTCAGCGGGAAGAAAGCAGCAGACGAGCTAGTGGTGCCGAGGGTGCCGAACACACCAGCGAGGCAAGACAGCAGATCCTTTTGGCGCTGGTTAGCGATGTAATCAGCGATCTTGGCGCCGATGGCGGCCATGGGGTCAGAACCAGCAGCCAGAGCAGCCAGATCACGAGCCTCAAAGGCACGACCACGGTGCAGGATCACGCCGACTTGCTTGTCAGCTTGGATCTTGCCAGGAGTGAGGCTGCTGCTATCAGACAGCACCTCAAAGTCACCGGAAAGGTTGGCTTTCCAGAAAGGCACGTTGATGAAATCACCGCCTTCGGTTGCATTCAACTCAGCCATCGGCTGCACCACACCGCTAGCCAGGAAGGCATCACGGAAGGTGGTTTGCTCAATGACGTAAGGAGTAAAAACCTCGGGGATGATGATGTCAGAGCGAAGAGTCGCCATGATTGATCACCTGAAATGGTTTACGGTTTGGGCGCAGCCCTATATCACCAGCGCAGCCGGCTGGCAATATGTTAGCGGCTAGCGGCAGCTTTAAGGCGGTCGTACAGATCCCGATCTGTCTTAAACAGTCGTGATTGCTCAGTCAAATTAAATGAATCTGGGCTGAATGGGTTCTTCATGCCAGCAGGAATACTGGCTGATGCGCCGCTAGTTGGTGCACCAGAACCCTGTGGGCGCGGTTGCTTTTGCATCCACGCCGGTAAGGTCTTGGCCCATTCAGCAACAGGTGTCCGCTGGTAACCATCGACCACGACGACAGTGCCATCAGTGTCGCGTTCGATCTGCTCAGCACTCAGTTTGGTCTTAAGTACCAAGTCGGGGTCGTGGACAATTTCCGCCAATGCGGTAACGGCTGGCGTGACCAGTTCTAGTTCACGGACGCGGATTTCAAGTTCTGCAATGCGCTGGTCCTTTTGCGCCGTCGCCTCACGGAACTGTTGCTCCAGAGCCTGTCGGGCTTCTTGGTATTTTCCTTGGGATTCAAGTTCGGCTTGCTCGGCGCGACGCTTGAACTCCAGTAGTTCATCGACATTGACACCATCCGGCACTTTTGAAGTCTTGGATTTTGCTTGCCGAAGTTCAGCAATCAACTCTTGATTTTTGCGTTCAAGTGCCTCAACGCTGCGCTGCAACGCGTCGGTGTCAATCCCAGTAGCCGCAGGCTCTTGGGTTTGGTTTTCTTCAGACATGGATAACCCGCAGGGTTAAGTACATGCATAGGTTACCACTTTTCACGATTTGCCCAATAGGCAGCCGACATCTTGCCTTTAGCTATGTTGCTGGCGTGTCGTGCTTTAAATGATGCCCTTCTGGCCTTGTCTGCTGCTGATTCTCCTTTTTGTGCTGGTGAGCCAGATACGCCCTGCTGGCCAAAGCGGATGAGCTTGACAGTTTCACCTTCCTTGGCTAATACCGCGTGCGATTTGTTGGGATGCCTAGGTGTCCGCTTGGGTTTGTTGTAACCCTCAAATTGCTCGCCGCGATAGGTGATCACTTCCTTTTGGGTTTCTTGGCAGTTTTAGCAGCAGCCTTGAATGCAGCAGCAGTCGGCCTGCCAGCTTCGCCTTTGCGTGCCATGCGTTCGTTGCTGCCGGCTGCGATGCGCCTGCGCTTGGCGGCAATGTTGGCGTAAAGGCCAGGCTTCTTAGGCATCACTTTTTACCTTTTGGCTTGCGTGACTTTCCAGCTTCAGATAGGGCAATTGCGATTGCCTGTTTCCGGCTTTTGACCTTTGGCCCCTTGCCGGGACCTGGCTTGCCGCTTTTGAGTGTTCCGGCTTTGTACTCCGACATCACCTTGCCCACTTTCTTTTGGGCAGCCGTCATCTTCTTTGGCATGACGCCATTCCTGAATACCTGTCAACAGGCTAATGCCATCAGCCGTTGCCCAACCTTTATCGGTGTAAACCGCTGGCACCCATGCCTCACCAACTAGCGCCTCAACCGGGTCGCTATAGATGCCGCGATTTGCAAAATGCCGAAGGCTAGGCAGGTCCATATCGTTTGCGGAGCTGTTCTAAGGTTAACTCAGAGCCATCATCGCGCACCAGCTTGGCGATGGCATTGGTTGGCCCGTACTTATCAGCAAGGCGGTTGAAATATGCAACCTTGCCGGGGCCAAGCGCTTCGGCCTTGACGTCACTCGGCTGTTTGGCTAGCCATTGGCCATAAGTTTGATCTGCTGGCACCTGGCCGCCCGTTGATGCACGCTTAGCGGGTGGTGGCGGCGTGAAGCCTAGACCCTCGTAATCAATCACCGGCACTGTCGTTGATCGGCAGTTGAAGTGCTGCGGTGGCGTTGGCCCCTTGCCATATTCAAACTCTTTACCATCCAATGCACGACAAATGCTGCTGGTGCGGGTATCCAGTGTTGCCACATAGCGATACTTTTTAGTGATGTCTTGATTTGCTTCATATACCTGTTGGCTTGCGGTATTTGCTACTTGGTTGATGCTGGTGCGGACAAGCGTGATGATTTGGTTGTCGGCCATTGACGTTAGTTCGCCGCCAGAAGAAATAATTCTTTTAATGCCAAGACGCCTGTCTCTTAAAATCCCAGCGGCACGAAGCTGCTCTCTTGTAGTTGCTGCTTCGCCAAATACCAGCCGTTCGTCGCTGCGCTCAAGGCTGCCGATCAACCGCTTGGCAATGGCTGGTGTCGGCTCACCGGTCAGCAGCCCTTGGCGCACCACCTGCGAAAACCGCTCGGCTTGATCTACGGCGATGCCACGAAACGCTTTGGTCACCACCTCACCATTAGGCAGCGTGATGGTGGCACCCTTGGCAGCAGTAAGGCTGAACGTTGCCGGTGCGCCTTGCACTGCTGCAAATAGGTCATCCGATAATGCAACCACATTGAATTGTGTGGGGTCAGTGGTGACCACGCTTTGAGCAAATTGCGGGCTGATCTCCACAGTGCGTACTGCATCCCTAGCACCAGCAGGTAGCGCACGTGCTAACTGGTCTGCCACAAACTCAGACTGCAACTGCGCAATGCCTTGCAACTCCACTGCGGTCAATTCGGTTGCATCACCAGCCCATGTGCCAAGCGACTCCTTAAGTTGCGCCAAGATGCCACGCAACCGTGCCGCTTTAACTGGTGCCGCTAGGTCATCAATCGTGCGTAGTTGATTAACTGCATCAATGATGATGTCGTTATACGCATTGATGATCCGCCGCGCCACGCTATTGCTATAGCGGTTCAAGTCAATCGCGTTACGGTATAGCGCGGCAGGAGTGCTCATTGGTAGATGCCAAGATCCTCAGGTGCATACCCAGATCGGATGCTGACATTAGCGCATTGCTTTAATGCTGTTTGCACCAGTGCTGCAAAAGCGTCATAGCCATTTTGCCCATCTTCATGCAGCACCACTTCATCTACCTCATCGGCTTTGCCATCTCGATACCACGTGACACGCACAATGGCCAAGATTTCATCTGGCAATTTGCAGATGTGATAGTCAAGCTCCTGTTGCCTCGGTGGTTTCGGTTCGATCATTTCCATCATCAGAATCATCCAGTCCGTTAGCAGGTCCAGCAGGTTGTAGATCCATGCCCGCATTGGCCGTTGCCTCAAGCTCCTCCTCTACGTTAAAGTCATCGCCCAGCACTTCACCGTCAGCCAAGTTCTGCAGGAGCGTTTCTTGGGTGATGGTGCCAGCAGTGTAAAGCTGCAACAGGCTTTGGATTTCCTGTGGTTCAAGGCGTGCGCCAATGAAGTCACGGTTCACCAAACAGCTACCAGCAGCTTCGTTTTGACCGAGATACTGCGCGTGGTATTGGAGGCAGTTGTCGATCATGTCCTGCACGTTTTGCGCAATGACCATCATCGTGCTGTCACCTTGACTGCGATCAATGCGCTTGGCTTCTGCGGTTTCAGCACTCAGCTTTTGGCCGAGCACTGCCGATAGGCCAAGTTCATTGATCTGCGCTGCCAGTTGCTCTAGGCGGCGGAATTGATAGTCGAAGCTGCTGCCGCCGGGTTCGATGTACTCAGCGCGACCATCAGCAGGAAATGCAATAGCCTCGCCGGGACCTGCTGATACCTCTTCGGCAGCAGACGGGAACCCGTAAAACGCCAGCATGGGCACTGCGCTGATGTGGAGTTGATTATCGAGGTCTGATTGCACCTGATAGGTCTTCAGGTTCAGCTCGGCAATATCCTCCAGCGGTGGCCGCGACTCCAGGTAACCATGTCGGTTGGCATAGGCCACTGAGAATGGGATCTCGCTAAGGCTGGTGGTGCCTTCGTCAATGACGCGGAACTCACCTTGATCATCCTTTTGATGCAGCTCATACGCGCCAGGCGTTAGCAGCCTGACTTGCTCCACTGCCTTCTCGCCATACTGCCCATCAGGCACAATGGTCGATTCAAGTAGCCGTAACTGGGTAAGACGCTGCTGGCCATCTTGTAATTCAGTACGCCAGCCAAGGATTTGCCGTGGCGTATACGTCACCCAATAGGGTCTACCCCCATCAGATGGTGCATCCACCAATGTACCAATGTGGCCATAACGGACGAGCTTTCGTGCAGTTTCATAGGTCCAAACGTTGAGGTCATTGCCTTGCAGGTCTACGTCAAACAGTTGCTCACGGATGGTGTCGCTGGTGTCATCCAACCGCACCGGCTTACGGGTGAGCATCCCGGCCAGCATCCGCTCAAGGCGCTGATAGTACGGCGGGCAAACGCTACGTGCTAGACGGTTGTCATAGGACTCGTCAAGCTCACGTGGCTCCTGCGGCAGGTACCGGCGATGCTTGCGGCGCATCCCGTAAGTGCCCTGCATCAGGTCTTCAATCAAGATCCAATGCGGCTCTTGAGCGTACCACGAGGTATTGGGATCATTGATCTTGGTGACCTGCCGACGTGCAAGCGGCCTGTCGTATGCGTTAAAGCCGGAGTACATTAGGCCGCCTGCGATGCGAACAGTTTACGCAGCCGTCAGCGTAATGCTGTTGCGACCTAGCTTAATTTCAAATTCAGCGCCGGGTTTAAAGCCGAGTTGTTCGACATAAGCAGAACCAACCATCAAGTTGCCGTTGAATTGCACCTTGGCTTTATGGCTGAGTTTACGACCTAACTTTTTGGCAGGGCTCAGCTCAACACCTTTGGCTTCAAGCAGCGCTTCATAAAACTGGGTGAAGCAGAGCTTATCGCCTTTGACGTAACCACATTCACGCACGAGGTCAGATTTATTGAGGTCGCCAAGGTCCTTGACTTTAGCGAGCAGTTCAGATCCGGTCAGCATTTGGTATGGAATTGCTGGGCCTTGTGAGCGTAGCACCTAGTAGAGCCTGATGCCAGTGCTGCGGCCAGCGCCAGCGTGCAGCGGGTTGAACTCACGCCAGATCAGGTAGCCCAGTGCGTCGTTCATGTGGTCATGGCCAGCGTCTTTGTCGGGGTCGCCTTTCTCGGTGTAGCACTGCAGCTCTAAGCATTCAATGAGCCGCTTGCAAGTTTCTGACACCTGGAGTCTGACCTGGCCTTTGCCATTTTCAAGCAGTGCTTGCACTGCTGCGATGCGATCACGAACGGGCGGGTTTGCCTTAGGTGATTGGTTGGACATGCCGTAGGACTCAAGGATCTGGATGTCAGTACGTGTTGCATTGGTGCTGCGGTTGCCGCCGCTTGCGTCGGGGTAGACGTACATACGGCGATGCGGATAGCGCCTGACGACTTCCTGTGCCATGGCGTCGGTGTCATGTGCGCCTGATATTTCATCAATGACCAGCAACCTGTCGCCCATGCGCACGGCAATGATGGCGGACATGTTGCCAACGTTAAAGTCAACGCCGATACGCAGCGGCTCGCGGTCGAGGTCGGGCAGGGTGTTGGTTACATGCTTGCTGCGATCAAAGCGGTCGTAGATGGTGCCGGTGGCAAGGTTGACGAAATCACCGTCGAGGTATGCCCGCAACATGGTCGGGTCGTAGTTGGCCTGCAGTCGCTCGATGAAGTCCGGCGGCAGGTGTGGGTTATCCACAGATCGCATCTTGATCAGCTTGCGATCCTCGCGCCCTTGTGCCTCTTCGCTGCCGAAGGTGTTCCACATCCAGCGGAAGCCTTCTGGTGTACTGGCGGCGCCAAACTGCCGGACATTGCCAGATCGCAAACGACCAAGGATCTTGGGAAATGCTTTGTTGGCAATGCTGGGTGTCACAGTGTCAATCTCGTCAGCAAGCACCCAAGCAAGGTTCAAGCCGATGATGCGTGACCAGTTCTCAAATGATCGACACAGGATCTTGGTGTCACCGCCTGGCATGTGCAGCATGTACTCCGGCAATGGGCTGGCGCGGAATGTATAGGGAATGTCGTATGCCTCTAGAAATTGCTCGAAGTCGTTTTGCCAGATGTCACGGATCAATGGGCCAGTTGGTTCCATCACAGCGCCGATGAAACCTTGATTGGCCGCGGCAAGCATCACCGCCTTAGCGCACAATGCACGGGTCTTGCCGGCGCCATAGCCAGCACTGATGCCAATGATCTGCGTGGCAGTGTCATCTACAAAATCAAGCTGGCCTGGATGCAGGTCGCTGCGGATGGTGGCAAGACGCTCTGCCAAATCCAGCTCTGTGGATTCATTTAATTGCAATGCCGAACGTGTTAATAGATCGGCTTCAATACAACTCACTTGCCAACCAATCCAAGCATCTCAGCTTGAAGCCTGACCGCGCCAATAACTGATCCCAGTTGATTGGTTCGCATTCCGCGCTCAATTGTCATCTCAAGGGTTTGCAGTCGCTTGGCTTTCATTTCAGCCAATGTGGACTTATCCCATGTCTGGTACAGCAGTTGTTTGGCGCAGTCGTACCACTTGTCGGCAGTAGGGCGACACACCCCCCATTTTTCAATGATAAGCTTAGGGATAGAGATTTGGTTATTGCCAGCAGCAATGATCTCGGCCAGATCCGACCAAATGCACAACAGCTCTTCGTGAGTGTAGTGGGTTTTGTCTTTGGTTTTAGATCTGGCCATACATAAATGCTAGCTCTTAGTCTGCACAGGCATTACAAGATACGTTACACCATCGATACCGGCAGGCGTCAATACCACGGGGGTGGTTGCCGCATTGGCTGACAGTGTAACGGCGTCATGGCCTTTGAAAGCCTTGAGTCCGTCTAGGAGGTAGTGGACATTGAAAGCCCAGGTGCCGGTTGCGGTGCCATCGGTTGCTAGTAGCTCCTTGCCGTTGTTGGCATCAGCTTCAGCGGTGATGGCGATAGTACCGCCTACGGCTTCCACTTTGACGATGGAATTGTGGGCATCGGCGATGATCGCAACACGCTCTAGGGCACGGGTAAGCCGATGCCGGTCAATGGTGATGGTGTGATTGAAGTCTGCGGGGATGAGCTTGGTAATGTCGGGGTAAGTGCCATCAAGGATGCGGCTGTAGATGGTGATGTTGTCGTCAGTTGTGATGACAGCTTGGCCACCAGAGTGGGCAATGGCAACGGTGTGATCCTGCAGCAGGCGCATGGTGCTGGCTGGCAGGACTAGGTCAATGCCAGATGGCAGGTCAACGGCGTATCGCATGAGGCGATGCCCGTCAGTGGCCTCCATGTGGCCATTGGCAAGGTGAATGCCCTGCAGCAGGGCTTTGGATGCATCAGTGCTGGCAGCGGTCATGCAGGCGCGTACACCAGCCGATAGGGCCAGCTCGGCGCTAGGAGCCTCCACAGCAGGCATTGCGGGGTAATCCGCTGCATCCTGCGCTGCAAGGCCGTAGGAGCCGCTGGAAGCCGTGATAGCCCCATCACGCACGGTGACGGCCTCATCGGCCTCCATGCGGCTTACAAGGCCAGCTAGGAGCCGATATGGCAATGCCACAGCGCCTTCGGTTTCCACGACGGCTGGTGCGGTGACGGTAATGCCTAGGTCCAGGTTGAAGCCGGTGACGGACATGATGCCGCCTGCGGCTTGGATCAGACAGCAGTCAAGGATGGGGTGACTGCTGCGAACACCAATCGCTGGTGCGATGGTGCGGAGAGCATTGTCGAGGTCAAATTGACAGGTTGTAAATTGCACGGTTGAGATACCAGATTGCTTTGCGGAGGTCTTCGGCGCCACCTTTGTGATCAGTGCGCCAGATGTACTTGATGGCATTGCCACGGCAGTACCCGATGAACTGCTCAGGGGTGAGCGCGGCTTGGATGGCGTCGATGCACTCGATGTTGCCAGCGGTGTAGTGACTGGGGTGGTTAACCGGATCAGATGCTGGCTGCCTCAGCAAGGGCGGCAATGATTTGTTCATAGGAGTCTTGAAAGGATGCAACCAAGTCCAGGGGGATGGGTGTGGCGTCATCTTGGGCATTATCACGAATGGCATGGGCGTAGGCAAGTGCCTGCGTCATGGCTTCATGGAGTCGGTTGATGACTGGCGTCTGCTTGGCGCTGATGTTGATCAAGTCGGGTGATGACATATGCGACGAGGGTTTCCACTTGAAGGCGTGGCAGGTCGCCGCGCATGTAGGACACGGCATCAGCCACGAGCGCATGGTACTCCACCGTGGTCAACCGTGGCAAGCCACCGCTTAACGCTCTGTCACGGATGAGCGCTGTGCGGTTGGTTCCAGCGGCAGCGGCTTGGCGTTCCAAGTGCTGGATGTCCTCTGGATTAAATCGGACTTTGATTTCTTGCATTTTGCAGCCGTCTAACCTGTTTTCGAGGGTTTGGACGGTTAGACGCCTGTCGTGGACTGGCTTTACCTAACCGTCTAACCAACCTAACCTCTTAAGAAGAATAAGTAAAAGGGGGGAGGAGGGGGGTTAGGGAAACTCTTCTAGGTAGGTCGGTCGGGTTGGGAGGTTAGGACGGCGAAAAGCCAGTGGCTGACTGCCGTCTAACCGTCTGACCTGCTGTAATACCACCTCCGGCGTCCTGTCGCCTCTCGTTTCTTGACCCAGCCAAGATCCTTAAGAATGGATGCCACCTGCATCTGATCAGCACGGCTTTGGCGCTCCAGGGGTTTCTTGATGGCATACTCCAATATCTCCTCAGATGTGAGCAGTTCAATACCCGAACGCCGATCAAGGTATTCAATGATGGGACTACGCCATGGGGAGTCGATCAGGTAGGTGTTGTTCTCTTCAGTGATGCGATCCTCCAGTGCAGCAGGTAACCGGCTGGACTCGCCATCGCGGTACATCTTGACAGCAGCAGCCCATATGGCATCACGCTCTAGCAATAGTGCAGCGGTATTGATTTGATCCTGCTGGGTCTTGGTGGTGGGGATGACCCAGAAGCGGCGGTTGCCGGTTTCATCCACCAAAAAGCCTGCGGTTTTGTTGGTTGTTCCAACGATGATGCCACGGCGTGGGAATGATTCAACAGCCTTGCCATAGGGCACGCGGAGTAGGTCTACCGCTTGCGATAGGAATGCCTTAACCTGTCCGGCGTGCTTGCGATTGGTGATGTGGTCTAGCTCAGCCCATTCCATCATCCATGAGCGGTGGAGCACCATGATGTCGTCTTTGGTTGTGATATCACCAAGCGCATCGCTGAAGAATGGGCCACCGAGGCACTGCCAAAAGCTGGATTTGTATGCACCTTGATCGCCCATGATGACGCAGGCGGTGTCATGCTTGCAGCCGGGATTAAAGGCACGGGCTACTGCACCGATAAGGGTGCGCTTTAGCATCTCGTCGTAGATGGTGGGCTCTTGCTGGACCTCATCATCGGGCCTGAGGTAAGTGGTGGCTAGGCGGTCGATATATGTCGGCTCAGTGCTGTTAGCACACCATTCGAGGTATTCGCGGACGGGGTCATATGGGTTTTCGTTAGCTACCTGCACAAGACAGTCGATTGCAAGCTCTTTGCTGACCTTGTAACCCATTTCCGCCAGCTTTAGGTAGAAGCGGTCGGCACCTTCCACAACCTGCTCTTTGATTTCAATTTGCTGGGTGAAGATGTTGTAGCGGATGTCATCGCATTTGCTACGCAGAAACGCCAGCAGTTCTGCGGTTTCCAACTTCTCGGGTTTGGTGATGATCGGCGGCGCATTAGCCTCGGAACCACCGCCGCTGCTGCCACCCACAACCTTGCGAGCAACAGCACTGCTACGCCAGCCATCTTTCTTGGCCATATCGCCAAGGGTGCCAATGGTGATGCCTGACTTCTTAAAGCTGCGCCACTTGCGGTGGCAATCGCTGGGCTTGTGCTTACCGGACTGCGCTGACCATTGCTCCCAGTCGTCTAGGAGGCTGTCATCACCGAGGCTGTGGAGCGCCATGCCAACGGCTAACCAGTCGTCGTAGTCGTCAGCGCGACTGGCATCTAAGGCATCGAGGTATGACCGCGCCCTGGCGGTGTCATCGGTGCCGGCGGCACGCGGCTCCGGTGCTGGCACCGAAGCAGCAGCCACAGGCTTGAGCATCCGCTCCAGCAACTCGGGCGGTGCTTCAGCAATGGGCAGGTTGCCAGGGGCGTATCCGCGCACCCAGCGGTAACCGGGCGTTAGCGGGTGATCACCTGCTACAACGGACTGGCACCCGGTCCAGCGCAGTTCCACCTGCTCGGGTTTGCCTTCGGCATCGGTGACACCGGTCTTGTATTTGCGTGTGGCGATGCCATCCCAGTAGTGCTCCGGCACTTGGTAGATGACTTGAAACCTGCCGTCGCGGCCAGACGTAACAGTCCAGCTACGCGGCAGCGATGACATGGGGCAGCCCCAGTCGCGGAGGATGGTGCTAGCTGACTTGCCGTCATGGTCAAGAAACAGCAGGCCACCGGATGGGACACCACAGCAAACGCCAATAGCACGAGCGCGACCGGCTTTTAGCTCGGCAGCCAGCTTGGCTTTGGATAGTGGGTTGTCTTGCCATGCCTTCTGGTATGGGCGCTTCTCGCCATCAACCGCAACAAATCCCCAGCCGTCAGGTAGACGGGCTAACTCATCGTGGATCGTCATTTTGTTCCCGGCAGGATGCCGTCCACGTGCAACCGCAGTGCTTGATCCAGTAGCAGCCGTATAGCGGTAGCGCGATTCATGCGATCACCACGCCATGAGTCAAGACGTTGCAGTTGCTCGATGGTCAGACGTATATGGGTTGGATGGCTCAGTCGCACGGTGCTGGGCTAGGTGCTTGCACACTGTAGCAGCGGCTGCTACGCTGGCAAGGCCTGACACGGCCTATGACTTACCAAGACTTCCTTGCTTCCAAGTCCAGCGCCTGCAAGCCAGCAGGATTTGACCCGCAGCAGTTCACCGCATCACTGTTTCCGTTTCAGCGGGACATCGTGACCATGGCGTGCCGCGTAGGCAAGTTCTGCATATGGGCTGATTGCGGTATGGGCAAAACCGCCATGCAGCTTGAATGGGCGCATCAGGTGCACCTAGAAACCGGCGGCAATGTGCTGGTGTTAGCGCCGCTTGCGGTTGCGCATCAAACCGTCCGCGAGGGCAGCAAGTTCAAGATCCCATGCCAGTTTGCGGCAACGCAAGATGAGGTGAATCCCGGCATCACGGTGACCAACTATGAGAAGTTGGCGCACTTTGACGCCAGCAGCTTTGCAGGCGTGGTGCTGGATGAGAGCAGCATCCTTAAGGCATACACCGGCAAGACCCGCAACCAGATCATCGAGTCATTTGCGCAGACGCCATACCGCTTGGCCTGCTCAGCTACGCCAGCACCTAACGACCACATGGAGCTCGGCAACCATGCTGAGTTCGTAGGGGTGATGACGCGCACTGAGATGCTGGCGATGTTCTTTGTGCATGACGGCGGCGACACTGCTAAGTGGCGGCTCAGGGGTCACGCACGAAGCAAGTTCTGGGAGTGGGTGTGCAGTTGGGCGGTGACGATCCGCAAGCCATCGGATCTGGGATATGACGATGGCGACTTTGTGTTGCCGGCACTGCAGATCCAAGATTGCACGGTGGAAACACCACGCGAAGCAGTTGCTGATGACGCAGGCCAGATGGCGTTATTTGCCATGGAGGCCCGCAGCCTTAACGATCAGCGCAAGGTGCGTAAGGCCAGCCTGCAACTGCGGGTTGACGCTGCAGCGCAGCTTGCCAATGGCAACGGTGAGCAGTGGTTGGTGTGGTGTGATTTAAATGACGAGAGCAAAGCGCTAACGGCTGCCATTGATGGCGCCGTTGAGGTATGCGGCGCTGATAGCGATGACCACAAGCGGCAAGCGGCCATCGACTTTCAAGATGGCAAGATCCGCGTATTGGTCAGCAAGCCCAGCATCTTTGGGTTTGGCCTTAACTTCCAGCGGTGCCATAACGTCGCATTTGTTGGGCTGAGCCATAGCTACGAGGCTTTTTATCAAGCCATCCGTAGGTGCTGGCGATTTGGGCAACAGCAACCAGTTAATGCGCACATCATCTACGACGTAGGCGAAGGCCGCGTGATTGAAAACATCCGTCGTAAAGAAGCGGACAGTATCCAAATGGCACAATCAATGGTTGAAATCATGAAGCAACAAACCATGGAACAACTCAAGAAGATCCAGCGGCAGGTGATGCCACATGTCACTGAGCACAAGTCAGGCGACAACTGGGACATGTACATGGGCGACTGCGTGGAGAGCATCAAGCAACT